CCGGAGCTGAAACTCCTGGAGCCGGCAGCGCCGACGAAGCCCCTGGCCTATGACCAGGCTTCGCTGCACGCAGGCTGGGAGCACGGCAAAAACACTCGCCTGCACCGCGGCGTCAGCCGGCGAGTTCAGGGCGCGCTCGAGCAGGGAGGGTCCCGATGACTCGCTCTGCTCTCTCGAACATCGCCTACGAGGCTCTGGTGCGTGCCCGCCGCAAATTCAGCAACCGAGAGGAGCGCTGCATCCGCGAAACCTGGACCGCCGAACAGGAACTGGTGCTGCTGCGCCTGTATCCGGATATGCCGAACGAGGTCCTGGCAGCCAGGTTGAACAAAACGCTCCAGCAGATCTGCTCCAAAGCGTATCGGCTCGGGCTGAAAAAAAGCCCCGAGTTCTCCAAGAAGATCCGGCAGGACTGGGACAGCGCAACTCGGTTCAAGAAGGGAAACACCCCATGGAACTGCGGCATGAAGGGGCTTCCCGCGCGAGGACGCTCATCGGAAACGCAGTTCAAGAAGGGGCAAAAACCCCACACATGGCTCCCAGTCGGCAGCACGCGGGTCAGCGCTGATGGCTACCTGCAACGAAAGATCTCGGATACCGGCTATCCCCCCCGGGACTGGAAGAGCATCCACATCCTGCTCTGGGAAGAACACGTCGGCCCCATCCCAACCGGCCATTGCGTCTGCTTCAAGGACAACAACAAGCAGAACGTCGTCATCGACAACCTGGAACTCATCACCCGGGCCGAACGCATGCGCCGCAACTCCATCCATCGCTATCCACCTGAGCTGAAGAGCGCAATCCGCGTCATCAGCAAGCTCAAGCGCACCATTCAGGAGGTCGAGCATGAAAAACAAGATTGAGGATCTGCGTAATCACCTCTTTGCCACCATCGAAGGCCTGCTGGACGAAGAGAACCCTCTGGATATCGAACGCGCGAAAGCGGTGGCTCATGTGGGTTCGGTGATCATCGAGTCCGCCAAGGTGGAGGTGAAAGCGCTGGAGATCATCGGCGCCCCGGGCGGAAGCACGTTCATGCAGATCGGCCGGGAGGACTCGAAGTGAGTGTTCTGGAACTCACGCCGCCGCACTCCGTCGAGGCGGAGCAAGGGGTACTCGGTGGCCTGATGCTGGACAACGCGGCATGGGACATTGTCGGCGATCACCTGCAGAAGGAGGACTTCTTCCGGCATGAACATCGGCTGATTTTCACCGCCATCAGCGAGTTGGCCGCGAAGGACGCCCCGTTTGACGTCGTGACGGTGTCGGAAGCGATCGAAGACCTTCCAGAAGCCGGCGGGCTGGCCTACCTCGGCCAGCTCGCTGACAACACGCCCTCCGTGGCCAATATCGAGGCTTACGCGCAGATCGTTCGCGATCGGGCGCACCTGCGGCAGTTGATGTCTCTCGGGCACCACTGCACCAGAACCGCCTCGAACCACCAGGCGAATCCCTGTGAGGTTCAGGAGGAGATCGAGCAGAAGCTGTTCGCCCTCGGCCAAGATCAGCACAAGTCCGACTTTGTCGATATCAACAAGGGCCTCGCGAAGATCGTCGACACCATCGATTACCGCTTCAACAACAACGTGACGGTAACGGGGGTCCCGACTGGCCTGAAGGATCTCGACGAGCTCACCGGCGGACTACAGAAATCGGATCTCATCATCGTCGGTGCCCGCCCCGCGATGGGCAAAACGTCGTTTGCCCTCAACTTGATCGACGCCGCGCTGCAGAGCGAACAACAGAAGTCTGTCCAAGTTTACAGCATGGAAATGCCAGCAGAGCAGCTGCTGTTCAGGCTGGCCGCCCTGCTTGGCCATCTGGACCTTGGCAAGCTGATGAAAGGCCAACTGCAAGAGGAGGATTGGCCCCGGCTGTCTGTCGCGATCAAGCGCATAAACGGCTATGGCAGCCGCCTGGTCATCAACGACCAGGGCAACCTCACGCCGACAGAGCTGCGCGCCAAGGTTCGCCGCGCGGCCAGGAAGTACGGCCACCCCGTACTGATCTTGGTCGACTACCTGCAGCTGATGCGCTGCCCAGGCCTGGAAAACCGAGCCACCGAGATATCAGAGATCTCCCGCTCGCTGAAAGCGCTGGCCAAGGAGATGGACTGCCCCGTCGTGGCCCTATCCCAGCTCAATCGCACCCTGGAGAACCGGCCGAACAAGCGACCGAACAACGCAGACCTGCGTGAGAGCGGCGCGATCGAGCAGGACGCGGACGTGATCATGTTCGTGTACCGCGACGAGGTCTACCACCCCAACACCGAGGCCAAGGGCATTGCCGAAATCATCATCGGCAAGTACCGCAACGGCCCGATCGGCACCGTCCGCGCCGCCTTCATCGCCAACCAGACCCGCTTCGCCGACCTTGCACCAACTTGGCAGGGAGCTCTTGCATGAGCCCCTTCATTGAACTTCCGATCTCTCGCCGGCGGGAGCCGGCAAGGAGTCTAGTCATGCGTGACCAGCAGCCCGCTAACAATCTCCTTTCGATAGCGAGCGCCGAATGGATACAAGCCTTGCAGAACTTCTGCCACCACGGACGAGTGTATGACGGGTCCACCGCCAATGCCTGGCTATTGGATGCCTGCCTACTTGTTCCCAACGCTGCCCTCATCCACGGTGTCATCGAGTACGTTCTTAACAGCCGTGAGGACATACCATACGGAGGGCTACGCCCAAGCTGGGTAGCTCAGCGGCTCAAGCAGGAGGGATTGATTAGTCACCGGTGCGGGGCAGTCTTGCACTGGCAGGAGCACGGCTATCGCTTTTCCACGGTGGTCAGGATCGACCCCGAACAGATTTGGCCCGATAAGCGCTCGAGACCCGAAGCATTCGTTACCGGACCACTAGATAGCCAGGAGCTTGGGGTAATTGAAATCCTGGCGCATCCGAACGCCAGACGTCGTAGTCCGTCCCCGGTGCGCCTGGCAGCACTGGTTCGATCTTCGCTAGCCATACCTGCTGAGCCTCTTCATCCCATTGCAAGTCCGCCAGCTCTTCATGCAGTGCTAGCCACCTATCCCGAATTGGCATATCCCGAATGGTTTCCAGTGGCCAGGAGTAGCGACGCATGAGCGCATACTCAATGGCGTCCATGCCCCATAGCCTCCAGCCTTTGTCACGTGCCAGTGAGTTACCAAGGGTACACAACACAAAGACTTGGCTTATCCATTGGGCTCTGGCCATCGTCATAGCCAATCCGTCCCCGTTTTGTGAGTCAGGAACGCATGCCTGGATCTGGATAAGCATCTCGTCGTATCCAAAGCGGTATTCGTTCGTCATGCCGGACCTCCTGTGGTCTGGGTGGGTTTGTTTGGCGACGCCAACCTTACCACCGGATGTGTCCGGCTCCCTTCTAGCAGCGACCGTCACGCCTTCAGCGCTACCGGTCCTGCAACCTCATTTTTCATCTCATCTTCCGCTGCCAGTTGCTGGCCCAAGCCGGCAAGGAGCCCATGCATGAACACCTCCCAGCACCTGGTCACCCACCAGTGCATGAATTGTGGTCAGCACCACCCATACCACCTGGTGCGCCAGATTCTTCCCGCCGAGAACACCCCAGAAGGAGAAGCCGAGGTGTTGGTCTGCCCCTGCTGCGGGAGCTACGACGTCCATCAGTTGGAGGCTGTCTTTGATGAACACTGAAGCCCGCTTTCCGAGTATCCACGCCTCGGCCGCGTTCACCGACTCGGCGGTGGTTCATGCCAATCACGTTGGGGTCAACCCCATCGAGCTGGACGCCCTCAGCCAAGTGATCTCGCGCCTTTCGCGGGACGAGAGCACGGTCGCACCCAGTTCGATGGAGCGAGAGCTTCGTGAGCTGGAGGAACTGGGGTACATCGAAATCTCGACCACCCAGGCCGGAACCCTGGTGGTCACTACGCGCGCTCCGGGGCAACTGCTTTCGGCCTACTTCTGGTCGGTATGGATCCCTCGCCACCTGTTCAGTTGCTCGCTGAAGGTGAGCTTGATGCCACACCTCTGCTGCGGCACTCAGGGCTCCCAGCACCTCACCGCGGTGTTCCGCATTGCAGGCAGCAAGGACGCCGCACGTGAGTTCCTGCATCAGTTGGCCAACAACTATCCCGGGCATGAGCCCGAGTTGCCCGAACTGGTGGCCGTTCAGGTCGGTGATGCACTCAGCAAGGAGGCCGAATCATGAAGGCATCCCAGACCTATCAGTGCATCGTCAAGTTCAATGGCGCCGGCTTCTGGACCAATACCATTCAGAAGCAGCGTGCGACCTGCACCTGGAGCGACAAGGTGGCAGCCTCCCGCCTTGCCGAACGGCTGTTTGGCGAGGACAACGCCTACATCACCCGTATGCCGGCACAGGCAGGCGACCACGATAAGCGCATCGAGAGCCGCTGGGAGCTGTGCTGTAGAAATCCCAAGGAGGTAGCGCGCGATGGCTGACGTCACTGCCTACCGGCCGCTCGAGCACTTCCAGAAAGGCGAGCTGATGCTCGAGCTCAAGTTGCGTGAAGGTCCTTCGTGGATCTGTCTGAACTGCGGCTATCACCTGGATGGCAGCGGCGCACAGCCCTGCCCTGACTGCGGAAAGTCGCGCTACTGGACCAGCGGTTGGAGTGTAGGTCGTGGCCATCGCTTCTCGGCAGCAAGGGAAGAGTGGGAAAGCCGCCTCAGGACACGGTCGCGGGCACCTGTCGCGTCAACGGCACCAGTAGCAACTGACGACGTATGCACTCAACTGCGCACAGAGGTCCGCATGCTGCGTTCCGCGCATGACGACCTGGCCTGCAGCCGGCAGAGCGATCGTCGCAGCCTTCAGGCGCTGGTGAAACGTCTCCTGCATGCCGCCGCCACCGACAGCCTTCCCCGCTCCTTGGCAGAGATGGAGACCTGGCTGCAGCTCAACAGTAGTGAGGAGACCACGGATGCGTAGTTTCCTTCGCGGCGCCCGGGAAAGCGTCCGCCGGCTGGTGGCCTTCGCTCAAGCCGAAGGCTGGAGCGTCGACCGCTCCGCCGGCGGCCACTTGAAGCTCAGCAAGATCGGCTGCGCCTCGATCTTCATCTCTTCCACGCCAAGCGACGCACGCGGCGAGCTCAATGCCCGCGCCCTGCTCCGTCGAGCCGACAGGCAGCGTTCCCTGAACCAGGAGTCTTTCTGATGCCTATCAAACACGCCATTGTCCACCTGATCGAGAAGAAGCC